AGACACAGCCGTACCGCCTATGTTCTGGGTTGCCGCAGAAGTATTCATATTGGTCGCAGTAGTTTGAATAGTTGTCCTTGTCAAAGTGCAATTGGCTATCCCTGACGAACTACCCAAGGTCAGGATGCCTGCGCCCTTTTCAGTTTTCTTGGCAACGGCAAACGATGTGTCAGTATATTCAATGATGGTGTAGCTGACCGGGACAGCCGCGCTGTTTCCAAAACCAACCGCGCGAGCGTAGACATCAAAGTCAATTCCTCCGGGGGGAGACGGGCAAGCTGCCAAAGTAAGCGTGCCGGTCCCGGTGCTGGAAGTGCCACTAACAACATTATCACCGCGAAGCATTTTCTATCCCTTTGTCCAGTCGCCGCTGTATATATCCCCGTCAGGGTGCATGCTGAAGGTGCCCATAGTCGGCAATGTTGATTTGTCATACCAAAGCGCCCAAGGATCTTGCGCCCATTTAACCATCTGCTGCGCCGTCAGAAAAGATTTAGAAATATGAGCCCCTGCTGCCAGCCCGCCATTAAGCGTAGCTAGTCCGCTATTGTCTCCGCATATCTCAAGACCAAAATCATTCGCAAAGGTAACGCCCAAATTGGGTGTCCACGTGGAGCCTGACTGAGACTCATACTGAATGGAGCCAGTAAGCAGATCAAGCTGAAGGAAATTAACACCTAATTGGTAGTCGCCAGAAGCGATAAAAAAGTACGGTCTATTGGTGCCCTGATTAAAGCTGGCATTAAAACGCCCAACGTTTGTTATTTCAAAATTCCAACTATTGGTGAACCGCCACATTTGAAATCCAGCGGTGTTGTATCCAGATCCTCCAAAAATAAAATTGCTAAACGGAGCCGACTCAAGCCAGCAGATGCCCGCAAGTGTTGCTCTGTCTTGCTTTTCTGCGTAGGTGCTTGGTCTAGTTATAATGATACTGTCTCGTTGAACAGCTCCGCCGGTCTTAACAGTTGGTCCTATGGTCTTATAAATTTTATAGTGAGCATCATTATTCAAAGTCGCTATCTTTTGACCGCAAGAAGGATCGATAACACTTGGGATTGAATTGTTGGCGTCGCCTCCCGTGCAGACAAAGGCACATTTCAGAATTCCGCTGCGCAGAGCAAAGTGCCTCTGGTTCATGCGGGCTGGGACACCAAAAGGTCTAGCCAGCTTAGACCTATTTGTTATCCATGTGTCAGACATAGGTGTCAAATACCGGATAAGCTTTCAAGGTGTGATTGTTACTTGAAGTGTTCGCCCCGGTATTATTCAAAATTACTGTTTTGAAATATCCATAAGGCAAAAGAATATAAGGGCCTTCAGATACATACAAACCAGCTGCAATCGGAGATACTGTAGGCAATGGAATAATAAAATCCGGAACCCGCGCAGGGCCGACGTTAGTGATTGTAGCTTCATAAGTACTTCCTGCGTCGGGAGACAAGAGAAACCATCCTGTAAGATTTCCTCCTGCCGAAACGTTCCAACCAGCGGTTAAAACTTCAAGCACCAAAAGAGCGCGCTGTGCCGAAGCAAAATCGCTCTGTTGCTTCTGAGACCCAGTAACTGTGCCTCCGGAAGACAATGCATTTAAGTCTGTGCTGCCCATTAGCGAAACAGCTGACCCAAAACCATTCGTGCCGGTATGGTGAATGAATTTTGCCATATTCATTCGCTCCTGATAAATCGCTGACGCATTTCCAACATACGCTTATGCACACGTCGGTCACCTAAGTCCAACCCGTCAGCTTGGCATTCACGGATAGCATCTTCCATGGTGCCTCGAATGGCCAACGCCCGTGGTGTTTGAGTACGAGTGGCAACACCGACCGCTTGTGCGCCGACCGGGTACATCTTTTCAGCTCGCGGTTTAAGTTTATCAGGCAACAAGGAATACTTGGCGAAGCCGGCATCCCTTAACCAACAGTGCGAATAGAACCGAAGCTTGTCGGCCATAGACCGCATACCAGTCCGAACCAAATGAATTTGGAACATGGCCTGCCAATCATCTTCAGGTGCCAAGTCAGGGTTAACATGCTTGGTCAATTTAATGAACCCGCCGACATCCACTTCGCGGATGCAACGGGTCATCTCCGCACTATGCTGTGCCATTAGTCCACCGCCTTCGCCGCATCCTTCAATGCTTGCACCTTGGCAGCAGCAGAGTTCTTTTCCTGCTCCGACCTAAATGCATCCTTGGCATCTTGGCGCGCCTTTAACTTCCGCTCAAGGATTGCTTTGTCGCTATTAAGTGCGGCAATCTTTTTGTTCTTTTCCTCTTGCGATAGTTTCGGGTCATTCCAAATCTTTTCGCTCTCGACCTGAACTTCACCGATAACCGCGTCCATAGCTTCCTGAACGCCGGGGCCGCGTTTCTTGGTGGCCGTTGCGGTACCAACCGCCGCTGCTACTTTATCAACCATAGCAAGTCTCCTTATAAAAGTGTGGCTCAGTTTATAACTTTAGTCGAGCGTAATGGTGCTCGAGGTGGTCAGCTGCGGGGTGACACCGTTGCCGGTGACAATATTCGGCGTAACCGTGCCCGACCACAAGATAGCGGAAGCGCCGCCGCCCGTCTTGCCGGTTGAGAAGTGGGTGACGGTGCCCGAGCCGCCAGTGCCTGCCGGGAAGGCGATCGTCGCCACCGGTGTAACCGTGCCCGAGCTTTCCGCCCAACCACCGGTTGTGCGTGCCACTGAAACACGCGCATACGATGTGTATGTGGTTTCAGAGGTTGTCTGCGTACCGGTGTCGCCCGGGTCGGCAGTATGCAAAGCGACGTCGACGTTTGTTTGTGGCGACGAAGCCGCGTTGTCAGCGTAGTTGCCCCAAGCGACAGCCTGAAACACTAGTTTCAGGATTGCCGTTTCGGTCGTATTTGAAATGGTCATATGTAAGCTCCCTTGTGCTAGGCCATTCCGAGCAGGACCCTGTAACGCCTCAGGAGCTGCTCGACCCCTAAAGGCAATTCGTTTGCGATAAGACCAACAACTTGAGTCTCGCGATGTTCATACAAGCTACCAAGGATTAGTTTGATCGCCGCTTTAATATCCTCCGGGACAAAGGTGTCAGCCGGAGAATCGTTTGTCAAATAACCGGCGCGGAATCTGACGCGCACACTGTTAATTGCATTGATTGGCGTTGGCCATTGGCTGATGCCGCTCGGCACTACCCAGCCGGGCTCGCTGACATTGTCGACATAGTAGCTGCCGGAAGCAATGATTTGCTCATCGCCGTTTGCATCGTCGTAGGCAATCTGAGTAACCTGAATAAGCGGAGGAAGCGGAACTTCGATCGCCAAAGCGCCGGGGGCCGTGCTGGTCACATTGCAATAAGAATTAACATTGACTGAATAGGTCGGGAAGCTGTCAAGATACAATTCCCAAGTCTGGTCAACCAACGCTCGACCCATAAAGCCTTCCGCATTCGCTCGCGCGGCTTTTATCAGCGCCGTAATTAGGGTGTCGTTGTCGCTATCAGTGACACGCAGATGCGCTTTGGCTTCCACCAAAGTGATTGGCTCAGACGCCGGTGGCGATATTAATTTCAACGCCATTTGCTGCCATCCGGTCCAAGCTGGGTTAGGTCACGACCGTCTCTACCGGCTTTGCCTTCCTTGCCTTGCGGCCCGGGCTCACCGTTCTTTCCATCACGACCGGCTTTCACACACAGCTGCCATCCACTGTCGGCGGTGTTGGGCATTCCGTCTGTATCGCGGAGGGCAACCCATAGACCGCCACTACGGGTAACACAGTCTCCATGCTTATACTCTCCGGCCTGCCAGACTCCCTTGTAGAGTGGGAATGGGACTGTAACGACGAACTCTTTGACTTCTCCTTGTCCGTTGTCGAACTTAAAGATAAATCCGCGCTCGCCGTCAAAGCTAATTGTAAGTTCCTCGAGCTTGAACCCATCGACTCCATCCTTTCCATCTTTGCCCGGGATGCCGATTCCGTCCTTGCCATCTTTACCAGCCGCGCCGTCCTTGCCATCTGCCCCCGGCGCACCATCCTTGCCGTCCGTGCCGTCCTTACCCACAACCATACCGAGTTCCAGCTGCGAACCATCATTATACGTATGATAAAGATGACCGTGACGATCAATGTGACCAGCCACCACATGCTTAGGAACAGGAAGGGCACCAACGGCAGCAACAACCAAATCACTAATGTGATCGGTAAGGTCATCCATCGAAACACTTTTGCCATCAGCGCCATTAAGACCATCTTTTCCATCCTTGCCGTCTTTTGGTTTAGGCAGCTCTTCGACAAACTTCCTTAATCCAAGGGCTTCGGCCGTAACATGACCTTCAACGGCGTAAAGAATCTGCTCTGTAACCTTATCCATGTCGAGAACAGCGTCCTTGCCATCCTTGCCGTCTTTCCCATCGACCACAGAGAACTTTTTGATTTCATCCTCAAGGGAGGCTTTGATGATGTTGTTAACCGTGACCCCTATCATTTCATAATCGACAGGGTCGGCATCCTTGCCCTTTAACAATTCGCCCAGTTCCTGATATACACTGAGCCCCATAGTAAATGTATAGTTAGGATCGATCGTAAAAATTATCCGTTTGACAATCTCTTCCGGATCCACGTCTTTGCCATCCTTTGGAGCCGGCAAGTCTGCCACAGCTCTCTGCATGGCTTTTTGAACTATCCCCTCGACCACAGTCTCTACCGATAAATTGGCAATGGCTTCATCAACCATACATTTGGCAAGCAAACCAAGTTCTTCTTTGTCGTTAGTTATGCGAGCAGTCTGAGCCCCTTCAATAAGAACCTGTACGTCGTCTTCTTCCATAAGCGCGCGACTTTGAAAGCCCCGCAGCTGGTCTTCCAACTCACCAATTCTTTTTAGCAGAGGATCAGTAGCAGTTTTGACTTGGTCACAAACAAAGGCGCCAACAGCCCTAAGAAATTCTGTTTGCTCTTCAGGCTGCATTGGAAACGCCTTTCATAAGTCCATCCAATGCCGACTGAAACGTAAGCTTCGGTAAAGGTGGAGGCAAAAGTTTCTGAGGTTCAGCCGGAGGGGGTGCCGCTGGCGGTTCAGCCGGTTTGGGTCCAGCAAACGGATCGGGTTTGGCATCGCGCTTGGCCAATGCCTCGAGCGAATAATTTTGTTGCTGCAGATAAGGATTATCCCCACCCGGAACCGGCTTTAAATTTAATTTCCCTCTGGCTTCATTCGGTGTCATGATGCCGCGGTTAACACCTTCGCCATAGGTCTTGTATTGGGTCGAGGTATCCATCCGCAGCAAGTCATCGAGATCAAATTCGGTCCCAGCATTTTGATTAGGCGTATTCAATTGAAGACCATCATCGAGAATCGCTTCAATGCTTTCAATATGCGCTTGCAAGCATTGATTGTAGTACATCTGATAGAGCGATTCGATATTGTTATAAGCCGGCGGCGCCCCGACCCCGACCATGAAAGCCGGGACATGGAAAGCGCTGCAGACCTGCTCCTGCGACATCTTCAATTGGTTAATGAGGTCGGCATCGACTGCCGTCACCGACATCTGCTCATACTTCAGTCCGTCCCCAAGCACAGCCACCTTGCCGGCATTGGCGCCGGTAAAGTTATTGTCCCAATGTTCTTTAATTCGTTTTGCGGTATCGTCTGCAATCAAGCCCGGCGCCGTCAACACACCTCCGGGGCGGCTGCCATTGGTAAAGAACTTTACCGAGTTCTCCTGCATCCTGATGCCCTGCAAAGCTGCAAGACCGCACGCAGTAAGAGCACTGACACCGCAAAGCGGATGATACAGCGCCACATTAATGTCGTGAAATATCTCCGAAGCCGGGACCAATGTTTCATTGCTTTCGATCCCCGCAAGGTTGCTGGTATTCAGCGAATACCAAACCGAACCATCAGGCGCAATCATTACCTTTACGCCATTGGGGTCAAGTACATATCCGTTAACAACGACATTACGAGCGTCGCGCTCTTTCAAAACATATGTGTTGCCATGAATGAGCTTGGAAGTCATCCACTGTTCAATAAACTTTTGCCGGGTCTGGTATCTGTTTGGCTTGCGAAGGAACGGACTAAAGGCCGCATTCTGTTCTACATGCCAAATATTGTTAGCGTCTTTTTCGACATAGTTGAGATGCAGCTTGCCAATGTCGGAGGCGATCAGCGTCACGCAAGCGTAGACTGTGCTGAAGGTCAATACCGAATCATAGCGCCATTCAACATTGCGTTGCCAAGCGCCGGTGTAGGGTTCCCCGACCGTTCCGCCAAATCTCCAGCTCTCCGCACTGTTAGCATATTGCGGAGGCTGGAGAGCAGGCGGCGCGGCTTTACGTAAGCTTAGTTCGTAGCCGAGAAATCTCATTCTTCCGCTCGCTGGTCACGGCGAAGGTAACGCTTTCGAGGCGTTGCCGTTGCAGGCATGTCGCCTGAAGTTATTGGAGCCACGGCAGTGGAGTTAGATTGTTCTGCCTCCATAGCACGGGTAGCAAGTGGCGCGGGAGTGGCGGAACCTGTTTCTTCGGGGCATCTTGCTTGTCTGCCTTTTCAGCCCAGCCTTTATGTTCGAAGATTCCGCCGTGAATGTCATGTTCCACGTCAAAATGATCGCCAATTTCAAGCTGCTGACCATTGTAAGGGAAGCGTTGGAGAGCTTTCATTCGCATCTTTGGTGGCCTTTCATTGAACCGGCTTGCCGAATAGGCGCCAGCCGATAATCAGAAGTAGCAGATACACGATGACGAAGTTGCCTGAAAACAAAAACGCACCGTGAGGCCAGACATACAGTGCGCCAAAGATTAGCAGAAGCAACATCAACACCCAGTAAGCAATTGCGATTGGCATTGGCAGGGTCTCCTTCTGTTGCCCCCGAAAGTGGGGATCGGTACCGAGCCACGCGGCAACCGACCCCCACCCACTCGATTAAGGCGCTCGGGGCGCCTCAAAGAGTTTAAGCGTACAGAGCGTTCTGAATGAACTGGACTGCCGTCGAACGACGCTTGGCCCAGTTGATCCAACGTTCTGCACGAATGCCGGTCATGTTCATCTGCCAAAGGCTGACCATGTTGGTCGAAGCCGTCGGGGGAGAATCGGGCGCCGAATCCATCTGGACCGAAGCCTGATTGCTCGCGTCGATAACGGTCTGTCCGTCATCGGCCAGCATGATCTCGGAAGCCTTCGCGAAGATGAGGTTGCTGCCGTCTGCCGGCGAGCCGCCCATCGTCTTGACGTTTTCCGAAGCGATAACCGGATAGCCAAGCAACGTTCCACCTTCAGCAGTGATGGTGGGGAAGGAAGCTTGACCGAGCGAGTTGATCATGAGCGACAGGGCAAGCGCCTGTTGCTGGGTCATGATCCAAACGCCGCCAGCGGTGGACAGGTTGTTCGAGAGGAACGTGCTGAGCAGGGTTTTCACGTCTGCACGAAACGCCGCCTCGTTGGTGCCTGACCGGCTGACCGGTGTGACGCCGTTGGTGATGGAAGCCGGTGACACGTTGGTGACAGCTGCCACCGCCGGATCAACAAACTGGCCATCAAGGAACTGCGTCATGGCTTCGATCAAGTCATTGCGCACGACTGCTTCAGCTGCCGGATTGGAGAACCGCACCAGTTCGTCCGTGAGAACGATGATGCCGGCTGCCTTTGCCCAGCGGAGCGTGACAGTCGAGAACGCCATGTTGGTGACCGGCTTCGGCGCGTTTTCCCCGACCCAACCGACCGAGCTACCTGTCGTGGTTGCCGGCATTTGGATGTTGAAGGGAACGCGTCGGAGGCCCGGGATTTTACCAATGATGGTGTTCGGGCGAAGCAGTTCGATGAACTCGGAAGCCATCACATTGTAGGCAATGAGAGGGCTGGCCCAAGTCGCATCGGTCGTTGTTGCAGCACCGACAGCGGCTTTGACACCGTCCATCATGTTCTGCACGCCGACTTCGATGATCGACTGCAGCTCGGGCATATCCGCTTCCCAAGCCTTCGCACGCTGGATCATCTTCATCGTGTCGCCTTTGCCGGCCGCCATGGCAATGCAAAGACGGGTGAACGCGGTGCCTTTCGGAACGTTGGCTCCAATGACCTGCGCGCGAACGCCGGAATTGTGACCCACGCCACCGTGCTTCGGTTCCACCAGCTCGACTTCCGTCGTGCCAGAAGCTTGCGCCGCAGCTGCCTTACCGGCTGAACTGGCGAGTGCCAGCTTTGCCTTCTGGGACTTCTGCATGCGAGCAAGGCGCTGAAGGTGAAGGTCGATTTGCGCGACTTCTTTGTCGAGCGTCTCGTATTCCTCGCCTTCGGCTTCATTCAAAGTCTCGCCGGTTTCGGCGGACTTTTCCATCAACGCTTCCATGCGTGCAGCTTTCGCGGCGCGCGTGGCCTCAAATGCCGAAATCTGTTCGGCAATAGTCTGCGGCATCTTAGCCCTCTTTTCCGTCGTTACCCCTGTCGCGGGTCTGATAGGTCTTTCCATGCCCTTTGTGTTTAAACCTGACGCGGCCAACACTGGTGCATCGAGAGACTTAATTGAGCTGATGGTCGCCTCGGCATTCGCCGGGATTGTGACCAATGACAACTCCATCACTTCAGTTTCCTGAAAGTGAATTCCACCATCGTCCATGAATGAATATTCTTTGGCGCGGAAACCGATCGAGACGGCCTTTACCAAGCCGAGCTTCACACTCTCCCAAGCTTCATCAACGCGCTTGCGAAGGTTTTCCGATTGAACCGGCGCCGCCAGATGCGCCTCGAACTCTATTCCGTCTTCAGTTGGTTTATCAAACCTGACCGTACCAACCGGCTGATCTGATTTGTGCTGCCACAGCAGCGGCATTGGATTTTTAAATTTTACACCGAGCGGTTCAACTACATCGCCGACCCTATCAGGGGCGGGGGTCGTTGCAGTGCCTCGAATAATCCGTTTGTCTTCACTGACTGACTTGATATTGAGAACACTATACGCTCGGTTTTGCATTATCACTCTCCAAGAGGCACAGCCTCAGCGCGCAAGAAGTTTATCCCCGTTGACAGCCGTCAATAGCTTATTTCCCTGACCATCCAACAAATAATTGAGGGCAGAACCTACAGGCTTTACCTGAATACAATTGAATTTCAAAACTGTTTGACTTGGATTCGAACCGGGCTTTAGCCAGACATTGCCGGCATCTGTACAAGCTTGCAGTGTTGTATATCGAGTTGGCAGCCCGCCAGTGCTATCGGTAACAATAACCGCAGCCGGATCACCGCCGTTGAATACCAACACCAGCACATAGGGATCAGCCGGCGGTGGGGGCGGCGTAGTTGTGCCTCCGGTACTGCCGCTATTCGGCAACGCCGCTGCAACGCTCGCCCATAAGAAAAACAAACATGCTGCTACTACTGTATGCATAACTTGATACCTCCAACTCTGTAGGCCTTTTCGTTCTTCCATCTCGTCCTCTGCGCCAGCTCCATATTGTCCTCGTAGGCGACCCAGACCGGAAACCCTTCGCTCCGCAGGCGCTTCCGAAACAATGACAAAATGACTGACAACGAACTCCAAGACCATTGTTCGTGCTCTTCAATCTCGTGATAGGTCAGCGGCCTTGGATAGGCGTCAATCAATAAATGCATTAGCAGCATCTCCGATGGCCGCAGCCGCATAATCTTGTCGCCGCAAACCAGACATTGCGCCCGAACATCCAATCTGATTTTATCCAGCGCTTCATTCATTAGTCCGGTTTCAACTGTCTGATGATTCGCGCTGCCGACTTAAACGCAAACCGATAACTGTTGTTGACCTGAAAGGTCTCGATCTTCTTGGCCGCGGCCTCCAAATACGCCCGCACCTTTCGAGCTTCGTCCGCAGACAGCGGCGCCCCTTCGATATCCATAGGCTTATCGTAGTGTAAAGGTCCGCCCATATGGCTCACACAAATAGCATTTGATATTCTTTCGGCCTTTCGACCGGACTGGATTCGGCAACCCCCATTGCCATCGTCAGCGTCTGCATTCCGTCAATCCGTCCTCGAGACTTGGCTTTATCCAGCTTCCGATTCCCCGCCGGATCTTTTGTAACAACCGAATTGGCAGCACACATACTCAGCACCGGATGATTCCCGTGTGCAATTTTTCCATTGAGGATGGCGCTTTCAGTCGCCCGCAAGGCCGGGCTCATGCTTTGGTAGCCCTGACCCATCTCGACAAAAATCGCCCGGGCCTTTTCCTCGTCGGTGGTACCTTCCCCAAGCGCAATGTCATCAAAGCCGGCTTTCTTCATCCACGGCTTTAAATGTCGCCATCCCCAACGGTCAAAAGCGATCTTGGCGACATTCAACCCGTGGAGGATGTCGTAGATTTCATTTGACACATATTCGTATTCGACCGACTTCCCCGGTGTCAACTGTATGTAACCCTCGCGTGCCCATACGTCGTACTGCACCCGATCCAGTCGTGACCGTTCCACTAACCCCACCTCAGGCAGCCAGAAATAGCAATGGACCTGCCAGACCCCTTTTTCCTCAGCAATCAACGTCAGACTGGTCAAGTCATTGACCGATGACAAGTCGAGCGCACCCCAGACCCTTTTCCCCGCAAAGCTTTCGATTGGCGCTGCCCCGCAAGTCTTCCACAACGCTTTAGCAATAAACGGTGAAGCCCGTTCTACCCTCTGGTTCAGTATGAGATTGCGGTAGTCGGCTTCCCGGGATGGCATTCGACGAGCGTCTTCCGCCATCGCCAAAACTTCTTCTTCATTCTGGAAATCACCAAGCGCCGGGTTGGCTTGTGATATGGCTTCAATGGAAAACGGATCCAATTCCGGATCGGCGGTATAAAGGCTGACCGTGACCCGAGGATCATGGCCAGCCAAGGCATCATCTATAAGCACACTCAACAGGTCTGCGTCCGTCGGTGCTTGAGTGGATATAATGATGCTTAGTGGTTTCTCTTGTGCAGCAGTCGCCGTCTCCAGCGCTTCATACAAATCCGACTTTGGTCCGTGGCATTGACCCAGCTCGTCGTGAACAATAAAACACGGACTTAAACCAAAGTTTGTTTTAACATCGGCCGAGAGCGCGCGATACTTGGTGCCCTTTTCGGGAAACAGGATCTGCTTGGCAGAATCCCGCACCACCATGACCTCAGACATTTCCGGCGACAGCCGAATACACTTTACCGCCAACTCAAACAATAAAGCCGCCTGATCTCGGGATTGGGCGGCTGAGTTCAACGAACTGTTGGCGATGGCTTCCGGCCCCGCAAGGTGAACCAGTAGCAGGAAAGCGGCCAATGCGGTCTTACCGTTTTTACGAGCGAAGGACAATATCGCCCTCCGCGTGCCGGCCGGGTTGTCGTAAATGTTCACTATCTCTTTTATTTGCCACGCGCGTAGCTTTACTTTCTTGCCGACATCACGGCCTTCCGGAACACGACAATATTTTTCAATCCAAAGACAGACTTTCTCGCCTCGTGTCAGCTCCGTCGGTTTCTTCTTCCGCATCTGGGCGGTCGTCCACAACAAGGGTTGGTCCCCGGCGTTTGACTTTTGATTTGTCATAGGTCGATTGCTGTGCGAGACGCATCTTGGTGGCCAGCATGGCCATGTCACGCGTAAGAGCACCCTCTTGTTTGATGGCGTCCGCCATTTCCTTTGAATTCAGCTTGCCGCTATCGATACGCTTGGCGATGTAGTCGGCGCGAGCCTTGGTGCGGACGTACTGAACCAGCAAGGCTTCGTTTTCTTCGGAGAACCAGTCCACCGGCAGACTGTTCACAATGACATTCCAGAATTTTTTCTGGGCGTCGGGCATGGTATCAGGCGGCTCGACGCGTTTTCCGATACGCGGCTGCATGGTCGCAAGTTCAGCTGCACTAATGGCGCCGCGCTTACCCATGATATGCTGCCTGTTCGACGCTATGGCCCGATTCAGGGATAATTGTTAACAAAAG